AAACATACGCGTGTCGGTGCCCTGTGCGGGATTGCCCGCCTGATCAAGCGTAGCGGGCCCAGGCTGAGACGGTATCGCCTGTCCTATGCCGGGAGTGGCCTGATTCATTTGCTGTTCGGGAACAATTCGATTCTCATCCAACTCAAGGGACCGCGCCGTGGTCTTCAGGAGATACCGGCGGCCATCCGGTCCCATGATCCCAACGTCAGTCGGATTGTTCGTCATCTGTAGAAACTCAATCCGACGCTGTGCTTGCTGCTCTTTGGCCAGCAGAGAGATGGCACCCTGGGCCACGATCTTATGATCCGGAATAAGGCCATAGTTCCGGAAATTCTGGATAACTTTGTAGTAGGCATTTTTGACACAGGGAACGATGATCCGGCTGTCGATGGCCTTGATCACGCCCTTAATGCCCCTGGCTGCCTGCGTGATCAACATCGAGAGCCCCGACGCGGTATTTCCTCCACCCCCAACCTGGGGGTCTCCGTGAGCGTAGGCGGGTATTCCAGAATGTTCGTCGGCCAGGTTACTGAAGAATTTATAACAGGTGATCAGGCGCTCAACCACGAGCGGGGGGGCATAAAAGTTGATCGCCTTCGAGCTCTCCATCTGATCGTTGGTGGTCAAGAAAACTCGGTACGGCCAAATCTTTGTGGACTCCCCGGGGGCCAGCCTGTCCTTGTTGACTTCCACCATGGGGCCGCTCGCCACCGCCAAATTGTGCATAATCGCCCGGGCCGAGGCGTTGCACGCCCGCTGATCGTCAACAATTAACTGCGGGAGGCCCTTACCCCAGAAATTATCTTGAATCTCTTCGTAGCAGATCCGGTAGTAAGGCTTCTGTTTCATCGGATCATAATTCAACATAGCCTTGATTACGCGAGTGCCAATCAGCCAAGCGCAGACCGGATATTCTTTCGTCGGATCGGGAATCTCTTTTTCGTCCATTCCCCAATCAACAAGAAGTTTTCCTTGGACTTCACCCCAGAACTCCAGGCAGTCGATATTCTCGCCAAGATATAGATCCATCGTGGTTTTCTTCTCGATCATCTGTTTCGGTGCATCAAAAAGAGTCCACTCCCGGAGACCGCCATTGCGATATTGTTCAAGAACTTCGTCAATTTCGTCGGCTTTATAGCCGGGTATATCTTTCAGGGCTTCGAGTTCTTTTTTCTTTACCCGAATTAGATCGATCAAATACCCGTCTTGCGGGCCTGACGAATTCGGCTGAGGGAAAATATGAAATGGAGATCTGCGCTCGTATTTCCATACGAGGTCATCTTTGACTATGATTTCGTGTTTCCCATCTTGACTGGCAATAATTTCTATCGTCGGCTCCATGCGCATCACGGGGCCCTTGATGATCCCGGCCGGAAGGCTTACAAGGTCTTTGACAAAATTCTCGATGGCCTCGTACCAGGCACCCTCGGTGAGATGATCGTCCACTTCGATCTTGATTTTTTCCGTCCGGTCTTTGGCCTCCTGGATGAGGATTTCTTTCATCATTTCTTCAAACTTCGGGACCATAGACTTGATCATACCCAAGATTTCCATGGGGTCGATCTTCCCTTGTTGCTGGATAATCGCATCGACAATGACGGAAAACATCTTCTGGACAAATTGCTCTTGGATTGATCGAAGAATTTCTGGGGGAAGGTCAGGGTCTGGAGTTGGTTCGATGTCCCAAGGTTTGTAAGAGGGCTGGCATAGCACGTCTTTAATCCATGCCTCAGCCGCCCGGACTTTAGTGTCTGTCAACATCATGAAGTAATTTGGGACATCGGCCTCCATAATCGCCGTGAGCATGTCGGGTTCGTACTGCCCGTCGATCTGCCGGAGGTTTTTCAGCATCTGCTCTTCGACGATGAACTTTGAACGCTTGGCTTCCTGCCACCGTTTCCGGATATACCCAGCAAGATTATTCTCGAACTGGTCTTCACCCTCGGTCTTCGCAAGCGCATCCGTACCAGCCCGGGCCTGGTCACGGAGAGCTCTTTGCTCGGTGACTTCCTGGGGAGTTGAGATTGGAACCAAACCTTTTGATTCGGCCATTATATTTCCCGTATAGGAAAAAGAGTTATTTTAGGAAAATGCCGACATTCTGGGCTGAGGGGTCGGCTGGACAGTCCCATGGAACTGACTTTCCCTTGCCGGGGTAATCCCGCGTTCAATCGTCATGCAAGCGTACTGAAGGGCATCGTGTGGGTGACTTACGGCGTTCTTTTCTGGCTGATCAGCGTAAATATCTGCACCAGCAATGTTCATGCGCCGGCGCTTATATTCTCCGTTAAAACCTTTCCGGAGAAGAGTGCAGGAGGGGTCAAGCTGGAATGCCGGTTTCCCCTCGACGAGCTTGGTAAGAAAATTGTCAACCGATGAAAAGCGTGGCTCCAGGGCGTTCGAGTAAGCCAGCTTCACCGGGAATCCGCACTGTTTCAATTCCAGGTAGCAGGATCGGGCTTCGTCTATTTCAGACCGGCGTGCTCCGGATGGATCGCAACCCGATACGTAAGAAAATCCGTTGAAGTTAGCAACAAGGTACGGCCGGACGGCATCACGGGCGAACCGGAGTAGTCCCATTTCGGTGGCACACAATTCTCGAAGTACCCTGAGTCTTCCGGTGGGGTGATATTGCACCATAACGCAAGCCGGGGTAAGTCCAAAATCCCATCCAAGAGTGAGATGAATACCACGCCATGGATCCAATCCAACCAGCCCGCAATGCTCCGAGTCTAAATAATTCGTGTAGATGATCTTACCTTCCCGAATGTAACCATATTGGCCATGGATATAAACCCGGATGTAGTCGGCATCTTTGCCAACGGCCAGGTCACGGTAATAATTCGAAGGAAGGTGAGTAAGGTTTTCAGCCTTATCCGAAAGGCCTGACGGCTGATGAAAATAATCGTACTTTTCTTGGAGCTCCGGATCGTTCGGAAGCTTTTCGACGAATAATTTATAAAGCCAGTGGTCCGTATCGCAGGGGTTGGTATCCATGATGATACCGCCCCAAGTGGCCCCGCCGTCTCTTTTCGGTGGATATTGATTTACCCGACCGTCAAGACCGTCGAAGATTATCTTGGGTATTTCCCGGGCCTCGTTGATCCAGGCTCCAGTAACTTCCAAAGAGAGCAGGTTTTTGACATGCTCGGGTCGGTCCAAGGCACGAAACAAAATTTCGGCTTCGACAGTTGTGCCGTCTGAAAGCCGGAGGAACATATTGTAATCTGGAGTTGGATTGCTGCGATAATCGCCAAAATACTCCGGAGGAAACCAATAGTTGAAAGTTTTTATAGTAGTATCACGGAGTTCCGGATATGTATTCCTTACGACGATCCACCGAGTACGCCGGCGGCCGCGGGAATCCGGTTTCTGTTCACTGGCCTTCTGGTAGATCTCCATCGTGCAGGCACTGGACTTGCCAGAACGGAATGGCCCAATGATGAACCGAACCCGCTTCTTACTTTCGGAAAACCGGTTTAGAGTCGGCGCATCGTTGTAACTGAAAAACAGGTCATAGACTTGTTTGGGCTGTTCGTCCTGCATTTAGTACCAGACCGAGGGAGGCCGATTCGATGGATTAAGATCTGCCGTCGATGGAATAGGATAAGGAACATACTGCAACGGATAAATCGTTACGTTTCCATCTAAAGACAAAGGAGGAGAACACTTACACGACGCTACCCATGGCGCCCAGCACTTCCCACATCTCGGGCAAATCCAGCCAGTTTCCATTTTATCACCTATTTTTTGAATAATCTATCGGCAACCATGACAACCGGAACATTGGCGGCATACCAGGACGCGACAAATCGTACTTAAGATGAATCCTAGGCCCCTGACACGCTTAAAAATCGGTTTTTGATATTTTTTCGTGACCATTTATTTCTGAATTACAACATTTACCATGACACCGCCACGCCCCCGACCACCAACCCCGGGGCGCCCGGGCCCGCTCTCCATCTCTTTCTGGTGGGCTTCCGTCTCCAGGTCGCTCTTACGAACATTCACATATGCCGAAATTGTGTCTTTAGCCTTACTCGCGGTAAATTCCGGATTGGCAATCGTCTTACCGTGATGGTCAGGATCCGGGATCACCATCTCTCCGGTAGTCTTCACTAAATAATTCAAAACATTAGATTTGATTATGTCGAGAGATGAACGACTTGCAAGCTGCCTGACTTTTCTACCCCAGCCGAACTTCCTACCCCACTGATAAACCGTCTCCTTCTTGATCGAAAAATACTCGGCAACCTTCGGAATGGTCCGTTTGTCGCCCAGGGCCAGGTAATATTCGAACACCCGCTTCTGATCTTCATTCTCGACCGGACCAGCCGGGGGAGCCGCCACAGTCCCAACTGAAGCAGTAACCACAGGCTTTATTCGGGGACGGCCGCGCTTAGGCTTAATCGCCCGATTGGGCATAAGTACGACCGTCCCCTTTGGTTGGTGTTCTATCTGAGAAGGCAGCAATTCTACCGCCTTCACCAATGCATTCTCGGGAAACATTATAGGATCGACCCCGCGGCCTCCTGGGCATCGTCCTCAGTGTTCCGCCCTTCAAAATCAAAAGACCAATACGGAAGAAAATGAAACGGAATTCTA